TTCTCGACTCAGGAGGACATGTTCGAGGCGCTCGTGCTCAACACCATCGCGCTCGTGCTGTGGTGCTGCAAGAAGCTCGGACAGGACGCGCCCACGCTCACCCTCACGTCGCGCTTCGGTCCGCGGAGGATCGCGTGGTCGAAGGTCGATATGAAGGACATCCGCGTGTCGATGGCGGCGGCATCGACCCTCGCGCGGACGCCGGCGGGCCGCGAGCAGGCCGTGATCGAATGGGCGCAGGCGGGCGTCATCTCGCAGGACGAGGCGCGACGGCTGATCCGACACCCGGATCTCGAGCGCGAGATGTCGATTTACACCGCGGCGCTCGAGAGCGTCGAGGAGTGCATCGAGCAGATCGCCGACGGCAACGTGATCATGCCCGAGCCGTTCATGAACCTCGCGATGTGCGTGTGGCGCGGCCAGCTCCAATATCTCAACTGGGTCGGCGACGGCGCGCCGGAGAACGTGCTCGAGAACATGCGCCAGTTCGTCGTGCAGGCCGCGTGGATGAACGCGCAGCGGATGCAACCGGGGCTCGGCCAGACGCCGGCGGCGAACGCGAATGCGCCCGGCGATCCGGCCGGAGCGCAGGCAGGCCCGCCGCCCGGTGCCGGCATGCCGCCACTGCCGGGTGCGCCGCCGCCCGGCAGTCCAGCCACCGCCGCATTCTCGCCGCAGGCGATGCAGCTCGTTGCCGGCACGGGATAGCGATCCTCTAAATGGTGAGTGCGCCTTGAGCTCGCTGCGATCGTTGCCGGCGAATGGCGGACGAGCACACGAACGGCCAGCCGACGAACGGCACGAAGGCGCCGCCGGCGCGCGTGTCTCGCGAACAGCTGCTCGCCGATCTCACGCGTGGCGTGAAGCCGGATCTGACGCTGGCGGATGACGCTGGCGCGGCCGCCACGCCGGCCCCCAAGGCGGCCGGTCCCAGCGTGCTGGACCTCCACCCCGAGCACGGCAAGCCCGGCGACGACGCCGATGCAGACGCCGACGGGCTCGCTCCCGAGGCCGCGGCCGCCGCAGGCGCGGACGCCGCCGCCGACGCCGAGACGGAGCTCGAGGCGGACGCCGAGGTCGATCCAGATCTCGAGGATGACGCGAAGCCCGAGCCCAAGCGGCTCGCCGCGATCCAGAAGTACGAGAAGCGCGTCCGTGCCGAGCTCGATGCAGAGCGCGTGGCCGTCCGTCGCGAGCGCGACGAGATGCGCGCCGAGATGGCAGCGCAGCGGGCCAAGCTCGAAAAGTTCGAGCGCGCCGTCGCCGCGGCGAAGTACGACCCGGCCGGCTTGCTCGCCGAGCTCGGCTACGGCGATGACGACTGGGAGCCAGCCTCCCAGAGCCTGTACGCCCGCTCGAAGGCCGCCGCCGCTGATCCGAAGTGGAAGGCGCAGTCCGAACAGGTGCAGCGCCAACGCGAGCAGAACGAGCGCATGGCGGCGATGCAGCGTCGGCTCGATGCCCTCGAAGAGGAGCGCAAGACCGAGCGCGCGCAGGCCGAGACCCAGCGCGAGATCGATCGCTACCTCGATGGCGTCGCCCGCGTCGTCGCCGATGACGCTCCGCTAATGAAGCGGCTCCTCGCGAAGAACCCCGACAAGGCCCGCCTTCTGTTCTTCGAGGCCGCGCGCGAGCTCGCCCAGAAGACGGGCGAGGCGCCGACTGCCAAGGCCACGATCGCCGCCGCCGAGCGTGCGCGTCGACACATGCTCGAGGAGCTCGACATCGACGTCACCCCGTACACCAAGCCCGGTGCAGGCAAGCCCGCGCCCGCCGGCAACAAGCCGACTCCGGCCGCGGCCGCCGCCACGGGTGACAAGCCCAAGCCGAACCCGCGCTCCCCGGAATTCCGCTCGCAGCTCATCAAGGACCTCGAGACCGGAAATCTCTCCTGACGTTTTTCGCGCGGCCGAGCGCCGCGCACCGAAGCCCGACTCCCACAACGCCGACGAGACCGACCGGCCCCGCACGCAACCGCAACTGCGCCGACGTGAACCGTCGGCGCCGGAAGGGCCTCTGTCATGGCATCGGCATCAGATCTCACCTCAGTCGCGTACATCTACAAGAAGACGTACGCGCAGGGACTCGGGGACGCCGCGCTCCGCGAGCACCCCATGCTCAACAACGCGACGAAGATCGGCGCGTTCACCGGCGAGTCGTTCCGCTACTCGGTCAAGTACGGCAACCCGCAGGGCGTCAGCGGCAAGCTGACCAACGCGCAGACGAACGCGAAGGCCTCCAAGGGTCTCCAGTTCGAAGCGTTCCGCTTCACCAAGTACGGCGTCATCACGCTCAAGGGCGAGGCGATCGCCGCGTCCGAGGGCAACACCGGTGCCCTCATCGATCTCGTTACGAACGAGACCGAATCGATCTTGAGCGAGATGGTCGACTCGCTCGCGTTCGACCTCTACCGCGGCGCGGCCGGCGGTGGCTCGGGCGTGCGCGGCCAGCGCAAGAGCGCCTCGACCAACGTCATCACGCTCCAGCTCGCCGACGACGCTCGCAACTTCAAGGTCGACATGACGGTCGGCGCGTCGCCCAACGCGGACGGCAGCTCGCCGCGCACCGGCACGACGACGGTCTCCGCGGTCGACGAAGACGCCGGCACGATCACGCTCACCAGCGCAGCCGCGATCACCGGCTTCGCCGACAACGATTTCCTCTACCGAGACGGCGACCCGGGCACGTGCGTCGAGGGCTGGGAGGCGTGCACGCCGCTCACCTCGCCGGTGCTTGGCTCGGACAGCTTCCGGGGCAAGGACCGGGGCGCCGATCCGCGTCGCCTGGCCGGCTCGCGCCTGTCGGACACGACGAACACGATCGAAGAGAACGCCGGCACCGTCGCGATCCGGATCAATCAGGCCGGCGGCAAGGCGAACCAGTACTACCTCAACCCGCAGAACTTCTGGCAGGTCGCTCGTCGCGCCAACGCCAAGGTCATCTACGAGGGCGGCGGCGGCAACGTCGACTACGGCTTCGAGACGATGATGCTGCACACGCCGGCGGGCACCGTGAAGGTGTTCTCGGATCCGGACTGCCCGGTCAACCGCGGCCGTCTCGTGAACAGCGCGGACTGGTACATCCGCCACCTCAAGGACTTCCCGCACATCATCATGGATGACGGGCGGCCGAACCTCCGACAGACGTCGGACGACGGCATCGAAGCGCGCATTCGCAGCTTCCACAACCTCATCCAGCCCAACACCCGCAACCACGGCGTGCACCTCATCTGAGGCGCCAGGAGCACGACCATGGCGAACAACGACATCATCTTCGCGCGCGGCCTCACCGGCCGCGGGTTGCCGGGCAAGCAAGCCGACAACATCTACAACGATCTGCGCCTGAGCCGTTACGGCGAGCTCCAGACGCAGGCGCTCCTCGGCTCGAAGCTCTATCCGCTCGCGGACGAGGGGCAGTACTTCGTCGCGCGCAACCCGACCGCCGGCACCGGCATCGCCGACGCCGCGGCGCAGACGTCGATCTCCGACACCGCGCCCGTCGCGTTCATGCACAACAACGATGCGCTCGGCGGCAAGCGCATCTACCTCGACTTCATGCGGCTCGAGGTCACGGCCGCCGGCACCGCCGGCACGAACCTCCGCGCGGCGTTCAAGGTCGACAGCGGGAACACCCGCTACACGTCGGGCGGCACCGCGCTGACCGTCGTCAACCCGAACATGGACAGCGGCAGCGTGTCCGTCGTCGATCAGCTGTTCTTCGGCGCGATCACGGCGGCGGCCGCGACGGGCTCGGTGCGGCAGGTCTACCAGGCCCTCTGCCGCACCGTCATTCCTGTCGTCGGCGACGTCTACCTGTTCACGTTCGGCAGCTCGAGCTCGCCGGCGACGAGCGGGATGGTGCTCGAGGGCACCGCGCAGCTCGAGCGGCACATCATGTGCCCGCCGATCGTCATCGGACCGCAGCAGCAGCTGACGTTCCACGAGTTCTCGGCGTCGCAGTCCGCGGCCAAGAGCTTCGAGATCACCATGGGCTGGTGGGAGCGCTGAAGCCATGAGCGAGTACGCCGCATTCCAGCGCGTCGACCAGCCGGAGATCGTCGATCGCGTTCTCCGCATCAAGGGCAACGCGGCCGCCAACCCGGTCGTCGAGTACGGCCGCGGCATGGCGGTCGCGTGGATCTCGACGGGCCTCTACGAGATCACGTTCAACGAGAACCCCGGGCAGTACGTCTGCTTCGAGGGGCCGAACTGGGAGGCGACCACGGCATCGCAGCTCAAGGGCTACAGCTGCGTCGCGGGCAACTGGGACGCGACCAACTTCAAGCTCCGGCTCTCGGTCACGAATGCCTCCGACACGCTCGCCGACCTGACGAGCGTGCAGTGGATGTCCGGGATCGTGAAGTTCTCCAAGGAGAAGCCGATCTAACGGCTGACCTCGGAGCCTCGTGCCCCGGAACGTCCAGCTCATCGACCTCGTGACGCGCAGCAAGCAGCGCTGCGATCGCGAGAACGATCCGAGCATCACGCCGGCCGAATGGAAGGCGATGGTGAGCTCGACGTACGGTGAGCTCTACGCGCTCGTCGTGGATTCGGGCATGCGGTACTTCGAGTCCACGAGCTCGATCGCCGCGACCGGCGCGGCGAGCTATCCGTTGCCGGCCGACCACCTCGAGACGATCGGCCTCGATCGCGTGCTCGACACGAGCGGCAACGCGCGCGAGCTCACCGAGGCGATGATCCAGGAGCGAAACCGGTGGAGCGGGCAGACCGGAGACGCGGTGGCCTACTCGATCATCGCTCAGACGATCGTCCTCTACCCGAAGCCGGCGAGC